TGATATGGCTATTTATTTTAACAATCTTGTTGATGTTGTAGCTACAGCTAGAAGATATGGCGTGCCATTAAGTGAAGGAGCCAATAACTGTAGAGAGATACTTAGAAAGTCTGGTGTACCATCAAATGTTATAGATAAAGTTATGTATAGCGTGTATAATGGAAAAAATAAAGATTCTTTATTAATAATGTATAAATAGTTAATTATAATTATTAACTTTGTAGTACTTCAAAACTTTCATAGTTTTATATAATGGTTAAGAGGAGGGGTGGTTCCCTCCTTTTTTATTATCTTAGTCAAATGGAAATAGGGGTACAATTAGTAAACGGATTTGTATTTGGGTTTAGATTATTTCACCCGACAGAAAGCTTTCCATACAGCGAAGTCCAACTGTTTGTTGGACCTATATGTTTCTATATTATTTGGGATTAACTTTTTTAAAAGAACCCCGACCTAAGATGGTGTCGACTGTAATATCGACCTCCTTTTGATTTGATGGGACATATACGTCTAATTTTTGATCGGTATCGTACAGATACTTTAAAAACAGCTTGAATCGCATCTTAAATTCAGGGGTTCTTATACCTTTTGTTTCTATTATAAAACCTTTATCTAAATTAATAAAGTCTGGCGTGTAAGATATATTTCTTATATTGCCAGGCTTTTGTTTAAATACGGTCTTACCTTTTGTTTTACCCTTATCCATAAGAGTTCCATCGAACTTGAATTTTTCTACAAGCTCAAACGTTTTACCTTCGTATTGATTAGGGATTTTTGCTTTCTTTAAGGCTCTATAACAGTAAACCTCTAGACCTGAAGCAAATGTAATTCCATCTACTTTGTGTTTCTTAGCTTTAGTTATCTGCTTTCCTTTTCTTCTTTTGAATCGCATCAAGCCAAGATACAAAATAATTATTTCTTACCTCGATTCCTTGCTCTATTTTTAGATTGTGACTCTAATATCAAGCCACCTTCTTTAGTGTGAGACGCATCTTTTCCGTCACCCTTCTTACCTTTCTTTCTATTGAATAGGTTTAGTTTGACACGATACTTTTTTCTCTTCTCTGAAGAAGAATACTTGGAGTCGTACTTTTTTTTCTTTTCATACGACTCCTTATTCTTTTTATAATGCTTAGTGCTTTTACTTGCCATGCTATATTATTGTAGCCTGCAAGATACAAATTATTCTTCAGACTTAGCCTCTTCAGGTTCCTCTTGTTGATCTGACTTAAGTAGACCTTTAAACACATAGTGTTCTATCTCAGGTAGAATCTCTCTAAATCCATCAACATCCCCGTTAGATGTCATTGATGCTGCTGCGTTTACACAGTCTAACCTTCTCTCTAGATTGTACTTAATCATTCTAAGGTTTTTTTCTTCTTCTTTTTCTTTTTTAGTCATAACTAAAATTTAATTATTGTTAGTAAATTAATATCTATATAAAATAATAACTCTCTATCCCATATAGATCCTGGTCGTGGGTTTTTCATGCCACCCCACTCAACTGTGGCTTTTGTTATTTCGTGCATCCAAATATAACCAATTCCGTCTAGAAATCTCCAGGCTATACATAAAGGTAACTCTCTGTGTAAAGCTTCTCTCTGACAATGATATATCTTTCTTACAGAAGTTCTAACTCTTTGTGTATCCTCCATATTAATAGTCATAGTCTTTACCTCACAAAGAGACACAACCTTCATAGACTTGTTATCTATGATCTCAGCATCCACTGGAGCATACTTATCTAGCTGCTCAAATGTTAAATCCTTACCCTCAAGTAGTATCCGAAGAGTTTCAGCTTCTCTTTCTCGATCTTTATCATTCTCAAACTTAGGCTCTCTTCTCATTTATTTTCCTTATTGTACTTAACTGTTTCCCAAGTTATGTATAATAATATTAAACTAGCAATTGTGAAAAATACATTCATAATAATTTATTTTAAAGTTAATAAACATCATGAGACAGACATATAAAATCTATAATCTCAATTTTTTCTATCTCTATTTCTATATCGTTTGTAGATTTATGCCTTAACTGAAGACTCCTTATAAAGTAATTTGACTTCTGAAGCTCTTCAGGTTCGCTCTCTACGACACAAGTTGTGTGATTTGATTTGTTCCATTTCTTAGCTGGCTTCTCCACCCCTTTTACAAACCTTACAACTCTCCACTTGTAGTATACTTTAGCGTGATATATTTTTTTTTTCATATTCTATTAAGTCTAGTAAAGCGTTTACTTTTTTATATGTTTTAATATAAGGCCTGTGATTAAGTATACTAAGTATTTTTTTTCTTAAATTCATTCTACCAGTATCATCAATTAAGTCAATCCTAAATTTTAAACCACGAATATCTCTATCGTACATATAATCATCATTAACGCATTTGTAGTAGTGTATTATTGTAGAATGATTTAGATTAAGCATATTAGCCATATCTACCCATCTTAAATCATAATTAGATTTCATATAATATACAAGTGTTTTTCTTGCGTTAACAACAGATCTAACTCTACATTTACTAAGTATATCTATCTTACGTAGTCTTGTGATTTTACAAACAAGACTTAAAGATTCTTCAAGTATTTCTTGATTATTTTTCATGTTTTAAGTATATTTTTTAAAGTTTCGTAAAAACATATAACACAGTATGTAGCTACAAATACGTTAATAACATCTATAATTAAATCAACCCACCACATAATTAAAATGACTCTAAAGGTTCTGAAGATATAAACTTCTCAGTGTAATCCTGAGGATCAACAAACTTAGTGTATTCCTTCTTAAAGTGTAAAGGTAAAGTTCCAGTACCTATGTTTCTACCCTTAGCAAATATAAGGTCAACAAGACCTTGGGTTGAGCTTCCACTATCATCATTCATGATTCCATAGTATTCTGGTCTATACACAAGCATGACAATATCAGAGGCTTGCTCTATCTCTCCACTCTCACGAAGATCAGATAAGGTGGGTCTGCAACCATCTCTACGTTCAACACCTCTACTAAGTTGTGACAAAGCGACAACGGTAACGTTAAGTTCTTTAGCTATATTTTTAAGCTCACGAGCCACAACAGCTACCTCTTGCTCTCTTGAGGAACCAGTAGCTTTAACCAACTGCAGATAATCCACTAAGAAAAACTTTACATCCTTGGTTATTACATACTGACGTATTTTATTTAAAAGGTATTTAAGTGATGAGTTTTTACATTCGTCTATAAACAGAGTTGTGTTTTCTAGTTTACAAATAGCTTTATGAATCCTCATCAGCTCGTTAGTCTCTATGGTCCCCTTCATTATATTTCTATTATTTATCTAAATCTCTAAAGAAACCAACCTTTGTAAAAGCTGAGTATCTCCCATCTCGTAAGAGAATATAGCAGTGGGTATATCCATCTTCGCACAATTATAAGAGAATGCTAATCCAAGAGATGTCTTACCCATAGATGAAGCACCACCTATAACTATTAAATCGGTCTCTTGCCAACCACCAGTAAACTTATCTACTGACTGAAATCCAGTTGATATACCAATCATATCTTCAGAGTTTATTCTTCTGTTAATATCATCATGAAGCTTTTTTAATTGCTTCTTTATATCAGGTATATCGCTACCTCTAACGTCAGATATACTCTTTAACTGTTCCTCTACAAATTCTAATATATTAAATAGATCGTCTCCACTGTCTATCTTTTTAGACGTAACCTCAACAAGACTTTTTAACTTACCTTTCTTCTCCTCCTGAGATAAATAAAGAACAATCTTCTTTGTTATGTACGCATAATGATCAGAGCTAATACACTCAGCTACTCTAATATCAACTAAAGGATCTTTAATACTTAATGATATGTCAATCATATCTGCCTTTAATCCTGAGTCTAACTTACTAGAAACAACCCTGTATATTCTTTTGTTTAAAGGATCTTTAAATAGTTGTTCTGATATTAGGGTATGGCAATCGTAGTAATCTTTAGAGTTAGACATCATCTTACCGATAAGTCTCTTTTCCATATCCATGTTATCTTTCATCTTCAATGTATTTAGGTTTAACGTATCGGTTGGTTTTCTTGTTACTTGATTTAATATCGTTCTTCCAGCTTTTATTATTAATCCAAGTTGCTGGCATTCTCCTATACTGCTTGTCGGGAGTAGATTCAACATAAGTCTTAACAGCTTTTATAGCCTCTCCCATCTCATTTAGAGTTAGATTCATCCAAGACTTCTTAGCCTTAACCTTATCTACTCTTTTGTCATAAAGATTCCAAAACATCTCAAAGCCTTTTTCTTTTCTACTATTAGTAGTTACCCTCTTCTCTTTAGATTGAAACCTTAGGTCCACTACATCAAAGTGACTTACCATGTTATTGAATACACATGTAGACTCTAGGTCGTTATTGTAAACAGATTGATGTACGTTTGAATTTATGTGAAAATTTATAGATCTACCATCAACTTCGATAAAGTCTACCTTTTGAAGATCTATAATATCTGTGTCTGAAATTCTATACTTCATAGTTTTTAGTTTAATGGTTTAGAAAAGGAGGGGACTAGCCCCTCCGTTACTAAAATGGTAAGTCGTTAGCCACTGCCTCTTTTTTAGGCTCAGGCTTAAAGGTGTTTACCTCAACGTAATGAGTCTTTCCATACTCATCAGCACCATTACGCTTCTTTACAACCTTTAATCTAATGTACTTGTCTCCGTTGGTGCCATCAAATATGTGACTACCAGCATTAGACTTTAACTTAGTTAGGTTAAGAGAAAACTCTACTAAGTCTCCATCAAATTTTTCTACTCCGTTACCTACATAAATTTTTTCTGTGTTACTCATAACTTTCAGATTTAAAATAATTAACTAATGCATACCTTTCTGTTACTCCTAAATACTTTGCTATTCTCTTGGCGTGCTTAACTTTAAACTCGTCAGGTTTTTCAATGTACTTAGTTAGGGTAGGTCTGCTTAACCCTATTCTTTCAGAGAGCCACAATACTGAGATCTCTTTTTTTGCTAATTTTTCTTTTAATGTCATAGTGTTTCCATAATTAAGTGTTCACCTATAGATTCTTCGTTGGTTATAAAGAACTTCTTATAGACATCTAACAAGTATTTGTACTCTTGTCTACCCCTCTCTATAAACTCATCACTGGCATAGAATATAGAAACGATGTAAGGACTATCTTTTTCCTGAGTTATAAC